TTCAATAGGTTCGCTGTTATCTCCATCCTGTTTTACCTCAAAGAAAATATTTTCATCAGTCAGTCCAAGTTCCTTTAGACGAACAACAAAGTTATCTAGGATGTTGTTCTCTGGGTAAACAACGCTGATGATATGATCACCACTCATGCGATGTTCTTCAACTGGGCTATAAGGACACCAGCGTTCGTATTGAATAGGAATAGTTCCGTCTTCATTCGTAGTTCCAAGATTAAGGACGTATGGATACAGCATTCGATATCCAACCACTTTATCTTCATCACCACGTACTTCACCAAACATACAAAGTACTCGTTCGCCAGTCACAAGACTTACGATACGAATACCGTGATTAGTCTTCAATTGTTGCTGTTCCGTCATTTTCTAGTTCCTTCTTTTGAGAGATTTTGTTTTCGTAAGCTTTTTGTAGTCCTGGTTCCGGATTACTGATTGTCATGACACAATCATATGGAATTTTAAACATAAAGTCCGGAGAGTATGGGTTCCATTTACTGAAGCGAACCTGATACTCCATACCATGCGCTTCAGTAAGATATTGAGGGGTTGTCCCATCCAAACTCAGGATATATGGTTCTTCCATGATAAGACAAATTCCCTTCTTATCATCACCTTCACCTTCATAAGCCTCTTTCAGATCTGTGATAATACGATCACCAGTCTTTAATGTAATGATTGATACTGCCATAGGTTATTAAATTTATGTTATTAGTTTAGCATCAAAAAGGGGCACCGTCAAGTGCCCCGAATATTTAGAACCAGACTTTACGCTTCTGTTTTTCCGGTAATTGTTTTTTCAGAATAACAGATAACAAACCATCAACAAATTTTACATCTTCAACTTCAACATCTTCGCTTAGTTGCCATGACTTTTCAAACGATCGATCGGAAATACCCTTATGTTGATATTTTCTTTCTGCCTTTTCTTTCACGTTTGCTGTAACAGTCAAGAGGTTCCGTTCTGTAGAGACCGAAATATCCTCTCTTGAAAATCCAGCAAGAGCAATCTCAAGTATGGTTCTGCCATTATCTCCAGAAACGATGTTGTGAGGAGGGTAACTTGTTCCACCTCCCGCAAGAGCTTCCAGTCTATTGAACGTTTCATCTAGACCAACCGTATAAGGAACGTAAGATTTGAAAGTAGTAGTCCACATGTTTTATTCTCCTTTAATAAGCGAGTTTAAATTGGACCCCGAAGGCATCCAATAATAATTATACACCATACATAAAAAATGGGGGTGATGAAAACCCCCATGAATACTACGGTTTACTCTGCTGTGGTCTTTTTCCTACCAATATTATACTTGCTCTCTAAAGTCCATTCGTCCTTCTCCTTGAAGGCAAGTACTTTAATCTGATTAAGTGGTGCTAGATCACTAATCTTATCTGGTGTAACGACCGTAATCAATCCCCAATCGCTGAGAAGTTGAATGATACGATTTCTACGTTGAACGTCATTCAAAGAAAGATTTGTATTCTTACCATCAAGAGCAAAAAGTTCCTTAAAGTGAACGATGTAATACTTGCCTTGCTTATGAAGAATATGACAAGATTGATAAATTTTCTTTTCTTTACGCGAAGCAACTCCAATTCTAGTTAAAGTTTCACGAACCTTAAGAAAATCATCTGGTTCACTTAGAAGTACTTCAACCATATCAGATTGTTTCCACTGGATTTCAGTTTCGACGGTCATTCTTTCCACCTTTATCTAACACTTTTTCAATATGATCTAACTGATCCTTAGTGAGGACCCTGAGTGCTTGGAGAGCTTTATCGTCATTATAACCATAATACTCTTTGACTACATCAAGATAATCAATAGAATCTTTTTTCGCCCAGGGAGAAAATCTCTTTCTAGGTTTGAGACTATTTAGTAAAAAATCATATTGAAGCTTCTTCGGCAAATGAGGATTTTTATTCATCTCGTTTGCGAATAGTATAGTATCAGTGAAAGAACTGAGACAACGGTTAATGATATAAGGAGGATAGCTTCGCTCAGCAGTAGGATCGTCATCTAGAATATGCTTCTTTGATTGATTGATACTGTATAGGTAATCTTTCAGTTGGTATGTCATTCCAGTGTCTTATGACCCCCGCAATAATAAAAAGGTTAGTAGTGAGATAAGTGACAAATATAATAGTCCGTATACAAGCAACGTTGTCTGCTTCTCTGTCATCATTAGTAGCTTTCTCTCCAAGTGCTTTACACCATAGTCGCCAGAGAATTAGGCGATACTTCTTCATTTGAATACAGCAGTTACGTTTACAACTTTAGCAGTCGGGTTCCTGGCAAGAGCAGTCACACGAGCATCTTGATAGTTGGCTGCCTCAACAACCTCATCAAAGAGACGACCGTTAACGTAGAGTTGGACTTTAATTTTCATAGTTGTGAAGGACGAGTTCCTTGCGTGACGCTTGATCTGTATTATAGGACCCCACGGAGCGCATGGTGTATGTATGTGCAAATTCTTCAACTGTCCACCCCCGGAACCGCTCCTTCACGAGGTTGGAACTGTTATACGAAACCAGTTGAGAACAAAGATGCCTATCGCAATCAGCAGCAAACTTATCGTGATCAAATCCTTTGTGCATTGATCCTTTGTTCCCGTAGAGATTATCCTTAATGTCGTAAGGAGGATCAAGGTACACAAATACGCCCATGTCATCTGTCAGTAGTTCTTCATATGAAAGGTTAGTAATCTTCCAGTCTTTGATAATCTCACCATAACCAGGGAGCTTCTCAATATTATTCATAGAGAAGTTACTGACACTTGCTTGCTGCGAGAAAGAAGAACTTTCAGTTAGACCAGAGAAACTACATTTATTGATAATGTAGAATGCTACGGCACGGTAGAAGTCTTCTGCTTCTGGATGATTGAGATGATCTTTCATCAGATTGAAAAGTTCTCTGGCAAGTTCAGGAGTACCGTAGTCTTCTTTGTATCCTTTAATCACTTCATAGAGTTCTTGTGGTTCATCACGAAGAATACACCAGAATGTATAGAGAGGATTGTAAAGATCATTCACCCAGATATCCAAGAACGGATAACGTTTGGCAACCTCAAGAGCTACAGAACCACCACCAAGGAATGGTTCTCGGTATTCATCAAAAGTCTTCAGGTCAGGAATGTATTGGAAGATTTTAGTAAGTGCTCTACTTTTACCGCCCGGATAACGCAGAGGTGTCTTCAGAGATTTGATAGTCTGGACCATGATATTTTAAGTATTCACGAAAGGTTTGTTTCATTTCCTTATGCGACATTCCACAATGTTTTGCCGCAGCAGGTAGTGTCATTTTAGCACGAAAAAGTCCTTCGTGCGCTTCTTGAACGTTTTGTGGAGTTGTTTTTACTGGTGGTTCGTAGAAGTTTGATATGTTAATTTTGTATAAGTTCATTTGAATTCACAACTCATCATAATCTCAGTAAGGCAAGCATCCAGGTTTTCATTTGAATTCATGTCCTATAGTCTTTGATCTATCAACAAATGGAATTACTCCTTCTTTAGGATGTGGTATCCAATCATTGTGACGGTGGCAAAGATTACATACGAATTTTCCCCAATGTATATATTGTGGGGTTTTTACAACACGCAAACTTTGACATCCACACCGTTTACATCCACCACCCCAATTCCAATCAATCGTATTTTCTTGATCTTGGAGAAGATTTTTATATTCAGTTTCTTCAATATCAAGATTTTGCTGGGTAAGTTTATCAATAAATTTTGTATCTTTTTCTTCTTGCTCTCGTTTTCTTCGTTCTTGTTCTTGTTCTTTTATAGTTTTTAGAGGAATTCCGCCACGCTCCCATTTACGAAGTTCTCGCATAAATCTATCTGCTACTTTTTTAGTAGCAGGATCTAATTGATCATATCTAGTATTTTTGATTGCCTCCTTCAACCAATCAGGAGCTACTGGTTTATTCATTTGAATTCACAACTCATCATAATTTCTGTGAGACATGCTAGCAGATTTACTTCTTGATCGGGGACAATTGTGATGTCTCGCATATATTTGGCGATAATCAAAACCGCTTCTGGGATAGCAGCAGGTTTGAGAACATCATACAGACTATCGTAGATCTTACGCATAATCATACTGGGGTCGTTATCAATATGTTGAACCACCCAGTTCTTGACAGAAGTAAATTCTTTCTTCTTCAGAGAAGCAAGCAGCGTGTCAAGGGTAACGTCAGCAACATCAGCCAGAATGGCAGAACTGATACTACCAGTCGCAGCATAGCGTTGGCACTCGTTGATAAGACGGCGCCAGTCAGGATAGTATCGCTTGACAAGCTTGGCAAGCACCTTGTCTTCATACTCAACACA